CTTCGACGCCGTCTTGCCCGGGCGCGCGGTCGACGCGGACGCCACCATCGCGTCCTCCAGCCCGGTGTACGTCGAGCCGTCCGGGTTGACGCGGACCAGTTGGCCCTTGCGTAGGCGCTCCTGGATCGACTCGTGCAGCGGCAGGTCCATGGCATGGATCCCGCCGCCCTCCCCACGGACATAGATCGTCTCCGCCATCAGGTGTTCCTCGGGATGCGGAGGACGTCGATGGTGCCGGCGTATCCGGTCTCGAAGTCGACGTGCATCGACCCGTCGTTCTGGAGGAACCGGCCGGACTCGAACGGCCCGAAATACCTCACGCCGGAGGTGGCGGCGACCTCCACGGTCAGGTCGCCCTGCCCGGCCGCCAGCGCGGGCGGGTTGTCGCCCGCGCGCACGATCAGGTCGTGCGCGGCAGCGTCGGTGTGGGTGGTGCGGATGACGGTGAGTTCCGGGACGGCGTCCTCGATGACGACGCCGTTGGTCACCAGGGTGGCATCGACGGTCGTCGGTCCGGTGGCCCCGTTGAGGGAACTGTTGGCGACCAGGTTGCGGTACGCGACTGCTGTGCGCGGCATGTCTCAGTTCTCCGATCAGGTCTGAGAGGCGATCAGGGTGACGATGTGGTCCGGGCGCACGACCTTCGCCCCGTACAGGTGCAGGCCCTTGACGGCGTCGGAGAAGCTGCTCTCCGGCCGGTACGCCTCGGTCTTGTTGATCTGCTCCGCGTAGGAGATGGCCTGCGGCACGCCGGCCTGCACGACGTAGTCGTCACCAGTGGGGTTCGGGGCCTGGTTGGACTGGGCAAGGTTGAAGCCCAGGGTCCGGCCGATGAAGCCGTTACGCAGCGGCTCCGTGGAGCCGGACGCGGAGGCGTCGAGGAACTTGTTGTTGTCCAGCAGCAGGGAGAAGAACCACGGCGGACCGACCAGGTAGCGGCCCTCCTCGGGGATGTCCGCCTCATCCATGGCCAGCTTCATCAGCCGGATCTGGGTGTACGCGAGGTCCGCCGAAGTGACGGAGACGGTGCCGAGCTGGTTCCCGGCCGCGGCCTGCGTGTACAGGTTCGCCACATAGGAGTCGGCGACCTTCGCCAGGCCGTAGGCCGCGCGGCTCATCGCCTCGGGCATCACGTTGCCCTTGGCCTGCCGCTTGTCGACGTCATCGACCTTGAAAGCAAAGTACTTCGCCTGGTCGATGAGCAGCGTCCGCTGTGCGTCGGTCAGCTCCTCCGGGGTGATCGTCGTGGAGTTCGCGGTGTACGTGCCGATCGTCGGGTCGGAGATCGACGTGATGCGGACGGTGTCGCCAGCCTCCGCGATCTCGCCCTCGTAGTCGCGGTTGACGACGCCGGACTGTGCGTAGACGAGCCGGGTCCGGGTCGCGACCAGCAGGCGCGCGCTCCAGACTTCCGGCCGGAAACGGGTGATGGCCATGGGGCCCTCCTAGGAGTTAGCCGACCCCGAGGTAGTCGTCGAGCTGGCCCGCATCCTGGGCCTTGACGATCTGCTCCGGTGTCATGGTCTTGAGGTCTTGTGCGTTGAGCTGCTTCGGCCTCGACGCCTTGCGCGCCGCTCCGCCGTCGCCGGTGCCCTGGAACCTCTTCGCCGTTGCGGCTGCCAGGTAGGGCTTGTTCTTCAGGAGATCGCTGATGGCCTCCTCGATCTCCTCAGGGTCGATCTCGCCGTCCTCACCGACCTCGAACTGGTCGAGGTCGAGGAAGGTCAGCGCGTCCTTCGGGTCGTTCAGCCGGCCCTTGGCGGAGGCCCGGATCTCAGCCTTGAGGATCCGCGCGTTGGCCCGAGTGAGGGCGTCGGCTTCCGCCTTGCGGCGGGCCTGCTCGGCCTCGTCGACGCCGTCCTTCTCCGCCAGGCGCTGCTCCAGCTCCCGCCGCTTCTCGCGCTCGGTGCGCCACTTGCCCTTCATGGAGGCAAGCGCACGCTTGCCCTTGTCGCCGAGCTGGTCGGCGCCCTCGGGATCCGCGTCGTCCTCGTCCTCGCTGTCCCCGCCGTCTCCGGCCTCGCCGTCGTCGGCGTCCTCGCCCTGGTCGTCGCCGTTGTCGTCGGTGCCGTCGTCGTCCTGGTCGTCGTCCTCGCCGGGAGCGCCGCCGAGGATGGGCCAGATCGGATACAGCTCGCCCTCGACCTCGCCGAGGCGGGCCTTGCGCCAGCCGACGGCAGTCAGACCAGTGCGCGGGTGTACGGGCAGGGGTGCGTGCATGGTGATGTCTCCCATTGCGGGTGAAGGGACCAGGCATTGCGCCCGGTCAGACGATGTAGGCGTGTCTCTTCAGCAGCCGGATCGCGTGCTCACGGTCGCCGTCGGCCAGCCTGAAAATCTCCTCAGGCATCAGCCGCACGGCCTTGGTCCGGGCCCGGCCCCGGGTGCTCTCACCGAAGCGGGAGCCGGCCGCCTTCTCGAACTTCTTCCGGCGCGAGGCGTACAGGCCGCGCCGGGTGGTGCCCTCAGTGGTGGCCTTCACCTCGCGCCGGTAGCGGGTGACGGTCGTCATGCCCCGGCGGGCGTTGACCACCTGGCCGATGTCCGCGCCCTCACGAATCGCGTCGGCCCCGGCCTGCCCGAACGCGCGGCGCTGCTGCGCTGCGGTCATCTGCCCGAACAGGTTCTCGGGAGAGGACAGTTCCCAGGTGTCGCCGGGGCGGCGCGGGGCGAGCGTGCAGTCACAGCGCGGGTGCCGCAGGAACCCGTCCGACAGCGTGTACTCGCGGCCGGCCAGCAGGATGCAGCGCGCGCACGCAGGCAGGTGCACAACGCGCACGTAGGAGACGACGCGCGGGCGGGCAATCATCCCGGCCATGTCAGCGATCCGGCCGGCGTCCGCGACCAGGGAGCGGGTGACCATCTCCAGGAACGCCGCCCCCGACAGGATCGACATCGCCACCGAGAACCCGCGGCGCAGCCGGTTGAAGGCGATCAACAGCGGATACAGCAGCGGCCCGGTCAGGTCGCCGGTGGCGGCGGCCGCGGCCTCGGGCGACACGATGCCCTCGCCCGGGCCCACTTCCCCGGTCAGCCACGCCTCAGCCGTCGAGGCGGCGGCCACCTGCCCGGCCCGGATCAGCTCGGCGGCCAGGGCCGCGTGGGCGAGCCAGGACGCTTCCAGGTCCTCCGGGTCGGCGGCCCCCCACAGCGACCTCACCGCGGCCGCCGTCGCCGCGGCCTGCGCGGCGCGCTGCTCCTGGTGCTGCTGCGCGGCGACCGGGACGGTCACACGACCACCTCGTCCGGCTCGGCCTCGGCCTCGGCGTCCTGGTCCTCGGCGCCGGGGCGCCGGGCGAGCAAGGAGGTGGCCGCGGCGATCGGGTCCATTTCGGCCTCCCTCTCGCGCATCGCGACGACGTCGGCGACCTCGGTCGGGGTCAGGCCGTAGCGCAGAGCCAGCCACTCGAACGGGAAACCGATGTCCTTCAGCTTCACCAGCGCGTCGGCGAGCTGGGCGTAGGAGCGGGACTCGGAGTCCGCCCACAGCACCGCGCCGGCGCGCATCGCCCGGGCCTTGGCGTCCTCGCCGCGCGCGAGGTAGATCAGCCGGGCGACCTCACGCATGGCCTGCCCGAACCACAGCTTCTTCTCGTCGACCCGCTTCACCAGGCCCGTCTCGGCGGCCAGCAGGGCGTCACCGGACAGGTTGGCCATCTTCCCGATGAGGTAGTGCTGCGGGGTGCGCGTCTGGGCGGCGAGGTGCCCGACGGCGACCTCGATCACCTTCGTGTACGCCTCCAGGTTGGCGGCCTGCCACTCGGCGATCTTCGCGTCCTTGCCGGTGATCCACGCGACCCGGTCGACCGCGAACTTCGCCAGATCGACCGGCTGCTTGCCGACGATCTCCCCCGCACTGTTCAGCTTGGGGATCATCGGCCGCTCGGCGCCGAGCACGACACGCTGCGGGAACGAGGCGTAATCGCTCGCTGTGAACAGCTGCGCCCACACCAAGTTGATCGCGTCCTGCATCGCGACCACGCCCGAGACATCGCTGATGGGTTCGTCGACCAGCATCGGCTTGTTGGGCAGCTCCACCAGCGGCACCAGGCCCATCGGGTTGGGCTGCGGGTTCGGCTCGCCGAGCTCCATCTCGTCGCGGGGCTCCCAGCTCCGCCGGCGCTCCTCGGCCCCGGCGGGAAGCCACAGCCGCATCGCATCGTCGACCTCCGCCATCTGCGGGGACTTCACCTGCCTCGACAGCGGCCGCTCGAACTTCCACAGCTCACCGGGCAGGTAGAGGGTGGCGAAGTCCATGTTGCCGTCCTGCCACCGCTTCAGCCCTGCCCGCCGACGCACGCGCGACCCTGGCTCGTAGGCGACGATGCACTGCCCGGCGTCCTCGAACGTGACGACCGGGTTGTCCTCGTCGTCCGGGTCGCCCCACACCAGCACGAACGACCTTGCGGAGTTGACCGCGCCGAGGAACCCCAACTGGGAATCACCGTCGAGGCCGTTGACCTGCCACACCTCCCACAGGTCCTTGTCCGCCCGCTCCTCGCCGGAGGCCTGGAAGCCGGTCACGGTCAGCCGCTCCACCGGCGAATCGGCCACGACCTGCACCCAGTTGTCGTTGAAGTCCCTGTATCGGCCGCCGTGGTACTTGACGAAGTCGTCGGACGCGAACTTCAGCGGCTGCTTGCCCCGGTAGTAGTCGTTGTTCCGGTCGATCTCCGCACGGCGCCGGATCAACTCCGACTCCAGCAGGCCCACCAGCTGCAGCGCCTGCCCAAGGGTGGCCATACACTCCCCCCTTCACGAGCCGTAGTAGTAGGACACGTCCTGCTCGGTCAGGCCCGCCGCGATCACGTCACCGAGCGCCTCGTGCACGAGCACTGACGCCACCGCGATATCGATCTTCTGGACGGGACTGGCCTTGCGCAGCACGTACAGCCCGCTCGGCCGCTCGGCCTGGCGGGTGTTCTCGATGTGCGACTGCGTCAGCTCACAGCCGTCATGCGTGAACGCCGCCGCCCGCTGCCCGTCGGCGGTGTTCCGCTTCACCACGTCGGTCTTCAGCCGCTCTGCCGCAGCGTGCATCTGCGCCTGGCGGCGCGTGTACCAGCGGATCACCCGCTCCTCGCCGTACAGGTCCACCCACTCGTCGACCTCGGTGCCCCAGTACGGAGGATCCGCGTACAGGCGCACCACGTCGTAGCGGTTCATCAGCTGGTCCATCGCCGCGCGCACCTCCGCGCGCGGGACCTGGCCCCCGTAGTCCGCGGGGTTCCAGATGGTCGGCTCGTCGTTCGACCCGTACAGCGGGGTGAACTGGTAGCCGTCCATCGTCTCGGCCCGGATCGCCGTCCAGTCGTCCATGTCCGAGCCGTCGAAGCCGAGCACGATCCGCGTCATCGGCCGCACCCGGCGCGGCTTGGCCTTCGCTGCCCACTTCGTGCCGTCCAGCCAGCCCGCCGAACCCGCCACACACCGGTTGCCGAAGAAC